AAAGGAGGTGATAGGAGGTTAAAAGTGAGCTTAACCAAGGAACAAAAGGAAATTGCTTCTGCTTATGATCGGCGCAGCGTGGGTGCTAAGAAGAAGCGGAGTAAGGACCGGAGAACAAGGGACATTGCATCTGCTTACACACAAAGAGAGATTGGTTCACGTGTAGCACAGTCTGAGGCGTTGTCTCAACCCGATATCCAGCCTAGTTTATCACATTTGGGCTTAGGTACGCCAGAGGTTGAGCATGTTCCATCTGCCCTTCCGTATGGCTCTGACGTTGTTAGTGCATACGATCAGAGGCCTAGAGGCGATATTCAACCATATCAATATGTAGTCGGAGAGGATACATTACTGGAATATGAAGAGTTAGGCATTACCCCAACGGAGCGCATCCTAGCCCTAGTACCTAAGGGCTGGGCTAAGTATCTCATTGGAGCAGGTAAAGAGAGTTTATATGCTATCGATACCATATTGCGTACTGGTCCTTTGGGTTTGATAGCAGATGTACTTGAACGTACTGGACCAAATGCCTTACGTGCTTTAGTTTCTGGTAAACCCGCGAAGTTAAAGGACGTTATTCCTAGAATGGGCATGATGCGACTACCCGATGAATGGTTAGATGCTGCCGATAAAACTGATGCAGGAAAGTTGATTTCTGATCTTCTTACTGCTAGTTATTTGGCGGCTCCAATGGCATTTGGTGGTGCGGCATCAGGCGCTTTGACCCGGTTAGTGTTGAGGTTTGGAAAAGCTGCGATTCCTGTAGTTCGTACTCACTCCACAGAGATAGTCGCGGCTATTACTACTGGGTTGGTATATTCAGGGCTCCGCCATCTAGCTGGTGAAGGTAGGAAAGTAGGTGAAAGTGTTAATGAAGAGTTGGCGCAGTTTGCTGATAATATTCAGTCCATGTTAGATGTTTTCCTTTCTCAACAGCGTGTTATTGAAGAAGAAGGAGCGGAAGAACCGGTTAGTGTGCCCGAACCAGATACTGTTTCTATTCCAGAACCTGAGAATATACCTACTGATCTAGATGAAATTCCTGATGTTCCAGATTTTGTGCCTTCTTCTCCTGATACTAGTAAGTGGCAAGATACGCGACCTAATGTTGGTGGCAGACCAGATGCCTTTGATTGGAATAGATTCTATTCTTTATTAATGGCAGGGATTGCTACCGGTGTTGGTCGTGAGTTAGGTTCTTCATTAGTTGGAGGAGATAATGAGATGTATCCTGTATCTGGTGGGAGTGCATCTGGACCAGAGATCGTGGGTTATTGTAAGCAACAGATTAATGACGCTTTAAGGTCTGGTGATGATAGCGGCATAGAACCGGTATGTCGAATGCTTTACCAGGAAGCCTTAGCTAAGGGAAGTTTAGATGAAAGAATCAAGTCAACCGTTGAAGAAGGCAGCCAGCCTAGATTTAGGCCCTTTACCAACAAGTGGCCTAAGAAGGCTCGCGAACGTTCTCGCTAAAGCGGAAGTTGGATTTGATCATGACGTTCGTACCCCTCTCTGGGACGGACGTCCACGGGAAGAAATCCTTAATGATTTAGATGATTTCATTGGGATGACCGAATATGATGAATTCAATTCCCGCGATGAGGGTGAAAGGAAGAAAGTTGGTCCAATGTCGCTCATGTATCCGCACAGACCGGAGATTGAGAAGCATGTTGAAGATTATTATGTACGTAAAGGATTTGATGGAGACATCGATACTTTGCATCAAGCAACTAATAATGTCGCAAGACTACTGCGCCCTCATAGCGTTCGTCCACTAGGGAGGAAATCTGCCTGGGAGACAATTGATTGGAATAAGAACTCGGGTTTACCTGAATGTTCTAGTAATTCCAATGGAATGTCTTACTGGGAAAGGTTTCTTGGTCTCAGATCGTGTGATGATATTTATCCAGCTGTTAGATTTTGGCGTGGACAACAGGACGGACCAGGATCGACTAAGCAGAGAGTTGTTTGGGGCATGGATAAAGCGTTTGTTATGTTGGAGGCTCAGCACATGTACCCGCTACTTAATGCTTTGAGATCGTTGCCCGGCCATGCAGCTTGGAATACTCCTAATGACGTAGCTATTGCCGTTACAAAGCTCATGATGTTAGCTAAAGATAAGGGTATTCCTATATTATCATGCGACATTTCGTCCTTTGATGCGTCTTTCCCCATCGAGTTATTCGATGCGGTCGGTGCATTAGAGAAGCATTGGCTTGTTGATGGAATGAGTGACCACATTGACTTCTGTATTGAGGTAGCTAAGTCCATACCGTTGGTTGTTCCATGGGAAGTTAAGCGTGGTATTCATGGTATGCCTAGTGGTAGGACTCCAACTAGTTTGGATGACACACTAGGTAATCGTATTGCTTGTGAGTATGTAGCAATTCGGTCCGGTAGCATATTATGCGGTGGAGAATGGATGGGAGACGATTCTGTCACCGTATATGAGCCTGCTGTTGAACCTGAACAATTTAGTGAGATCATTGGTGAGTTAGGATTTACCGCCAATCCCGAAAAGCAGTATGTGCATGATGAAGCGGTGCTTTACTTACAGAAGTTACACTTACTGAGATATCAGTTAGATGGAGTCTCTGTTGGTGTCCATAGTCCTTACCGATCTATGTCTGGCCTTACGGGGATGGAAAGGTATCACAAGGACTGGGATAGGTATCTAGCTTCAGCGCGTGCGATTATGCAAGTGGAAAACTGTAGATTCGATCCTAGATTTTCTGATTTTGTGAAGTTCTATTATGAAGGGGATGAAACCGTTAGATCAGGCTTGGATCCCGCGGAGATATTCCGCAGGGCGGGTTCAGCGTATGAGATTATGGATGCGCTGGATAAAGCGTCCTTTCCCTTCATGCAGTATAGACCAGAGGGACTTGAGAGCTTTGACTCGGTCAGAATACTGCGTGAACTTCAATCATAATCAG